GAGGAAGCAGCCAAGCGCGCCGAAATGCGCGCCGCCGCCGAGGAGCGCCGCGAGGAATCCGTGATCAATTTCATGGAGGAATTGCAGGATGCGCTAGACGAGCGCACGATGACCGAGGAACAGTTGTTTCAAAAGAAGATGGATCGGTTGGGCCTTGACGCGCAGGAGCAAGAGAACGCGCGCGCGCTGAACGAGAAACTGAAGGCAGCCGAAGCCGGTGCATCCAAGACCACCGCGGTTTCCAACATCGAAAGCATCCAAAGCGCCGTGGGCAGCGTGAAAATGGCTGGCACCACAAGCGGGCTAGATAAACTGGCGAAGCCCGCAGAGGCCACCGCCAAGGCCACGCAGGCCAGCGCCACGCACCTGGCGAAACTCGCAGCAGCAACGGGAGCCGTGTAAATGCCTGTAACCATCAACATTGCCCAGCGCGCCGGTGGAACCACCATCAACTTTGAGCGCGGGAAGTGGAGCGGCAGCGCGCAATATGTGATCACAGAAGCGGCTGGTCAGGCGCTTACCGCAACAGACATACTTTCAGATACATCCGTTGGCGGTGTGGTTTCGAAACTTTTTCCTGTTGAGTACGGCGGCAGCGGCGGCGCAATCACCGATCAAGGTTCATTCTTTTCGGGCCGCGTGACGCAGCCCAGCTTCTCGCTGGCAATGGTTGATGATGGCGGGTATGTGTGGCAGGCCACGGTGGCGTTCGATTCACAGACCGCGGACAATGGCACCACCACCACGGATAACAAGGTGGAGCGCGAGGTGGGATTTACCGCCATCGAATACAGCTTGAGCGGCGAGGGCGTGGATGTGTGGCGGGTTGGCGCAACTGCACCCGCAAACAAGTCCTTGCCAGCAGATACCGACATCAGCGGCACCAAGGTTGATAGCGGCGGCGAGCCCATCACCTATTTCAACAATGTTGCAAAGGTGACCGTTCGCAATGTGGTTGCCGGGCGGCCCACACCGCCGGTTGGCTTCATCAATAACCGGAACAGCGCCAGCTTTACGATTGGCCCCTACTCATTCCCGGCGGACACGCTGCTGTTTACGGGTTGCAGCATCACGCGTGTGGGCCCCGCAACCTATGAAATCGTCTACTCATTTGTCTATGACAATGGCTACCACCTGCGGCAGATCGCCAAGCGCGGCCCCGATGGGCAGGTACTCAAGGGCAAGAAAACCGATTCCTGCGGCAGCGCGCCAACCACGGTGCCGGATGGGGAGATGAGCAACGCGCTATGCGTGTTCTTCCGGCAGCCGTTCCCAACCACCAGCGCCTTCAGCGGCATCGGCATAACGGGCATCTGATGTTCGTCAACGGCGTTACCCGCGGCAATGTTGGCCCTTGGTCACCGAACCAAGTTCGCACTATCGCGGACACGATCAACCGCATAAACGGTGAGGGGCAGCGCGGGCCCAAGTCCGCACCGCCGCCGGTGGTGGTGTTCATGGCGCGCATTACGGGCAGCACGGCCATTGCGGGTAAGACCGCAACCATCGGCGGTACCGCCGGGCAGCCAGTCGCATGGGAATACGATTGGGAAGAGGTGAGCGTGTCCACAACGGGCACCTACAACACCAGCGATACCTACCGCAGGAAGTCTTCCCTGATTGCCACCAAGGGAAAGGCCATCAATGGGTGCGAGGGGCCGCAGATGATCGGCGCTACCACCACGCTTGGCCCTGGCATCACCACTTCCAACATCCCTGCCGGGTTCAGCTTCAAGGCCATCGCCAACAACACCGTGGTGATGATGTACGCGACCGCGCGCGCGACTGGCGAAAACCTGTTTTTCTTCAGTATGCCGAACGCGGTGGATGGAGCCTGCGCGTGAGCCCGGTTCCCTCCATCGGCCCCCGCCACCAGCAGCCCACAACCTTGGGCACCGTGATCAGCGTGGTGCAACTCGTAGTGTTGGTGGTTGGCGTAGGCGGCATCTTCCAAACGATGGGCCGCAAGGATGCGATCCTCGAAAGGCAAGACCGCGACCTAACGGAGCTGCGCGCCATCGTGGGCGATTTGGTCAAGAGCCAAGTGCTAGGCGCGGCGAACGATTCAAAGCACGGCGAAAACATCACCAGCATTGCGGTGCGCCTTGACCGGCTAGAGGGGCGGCGGTGATTCGGTGCATGGTGTTCCTGCTGCTGATCGCGTGCGCCGCGTGCAGCCCGAGCCGAGCCATTGCGGTTTCGGCTACCGAGGCTGGTGAGCGTGCCGGAACCATCGCTAGGCTTGCCACGCACATTGGGAGCGTTTCCACCGAGCCCGAGGTGGTGGCCGATGCGGCTGCCATCGTGATCGAAGCCCAGCACATCGAAGCGGCCGCCGGAGCCATCCACAAGGCGCTACCGGGCGTGGAGGATCAGACCCCATATTGGGCGGTGTTGCTGGGTTGGATCGCAGCAGCGGCCGCCCTCGTGGCCGTGGCGGCCATCCTGTGGCAGACGGGAATAGGCGCAGCCATCCGCGTTGCGCTGGGTTGGATTCCGCGGCCAAGCCTGCGCGATGCGGCATTGGCCCGTGATGTGATGGAAAACAGCAATCCGGCCACGATCCGGGAATACATTGCAGCAAAGCGCGCAAGCGATCCCGTGTGGGAAGCCGCTTGGAAGCGCACCGAGGAACCCAAGCCATGTACCACCTTGCCACCGCTGAATCCCTGATCGGTTCGACCTGGGCCGCCTTCGCCTGCCTTGCCATCGGCTACATCGCGGGGCACATCGTTCCGCTGGGCACGATCGCCGGATGGATTCGCGGCGCGAAGGGCTAAACCGTGTCGATGATGATGGCGGGTTGCTGCTGCGGTGGCGAATGCTCATGCCCGAGCGGTACCACATTGCCCAGTAGCGTTTCGCTCACCATCACCGTAACCGGGTGCCAAGGCACCACCGCTGTAGTGACATGCGTTCTTCTACTGAACGCAAACGCACCGTGCGTTGTTGGTGTGTGCCTGTGCCAAAAGTATTCATTTACGGCCAACCTAAACACAGCTGGCGGGTGCAGCGGCAACTACGCGTGCAACATGCCATACGACTATTTCGACACCTGCCAAAACGGAACGCCTGACCCCGGGCAAGCATTGATAGGCATTGCAAAGGCTGCAATCGGAACAAACGGGATCGGATTTGATTCCGAGGAGTACCCCGCTTGTGATGTGTGGTTTTTGCGCTTGACGCTGGAACTAAAACCGGGATTGAGCAACCCCACGGCGCAATCAGCTACGGGAGTTTGCGACGATTGCCATTGGCACAACCCGTCTGCACCATGCGCTGCGTTTGCATCACAAACTCTCGATTTAGGCTTTTGGAAGGCAACGGGTACAGACCCGCGAGGGACTTATGTGTCCGCTGTTGGTAGCCCGATTCCTGATTCCTGTTGGGTAGATGTTCCACCGCCATGCGAACCGTGCGAGGGCTCTTGGGGCATGACCATAAACGACATCACCATCGCATGATTGAGTGCGACCATTGGAGCGAGTGCGGCGTGAGCGGCGGCGGCTGCTGCGCCGCTGGGCACTACGGCGGCCGCCCCAGCGCGGGCGTGTGCAAGCAATGCCCGCACCGCGTGGTCAAGGGCGAGCGGCCGATGGGCATCGGTGAAACGATCAACTACGGTTTCGCATCGCGCGCCGCGGCATATCTAGCTGCGGAGCGCAGGCACGCCACGCAAGGCCCCGCCAGCGTCCAAGTGCAGGGTGAGCGCGCGGCCATTTGCCGAGCGTGCGAAGGCCGCGCCGAGGTGGTGGAGGGCGCCACTGATCCCGGCGGAATCGGCTGGTGTACGAAGTGCGGGTGCGGTTCCAACCGCCGCGCGGCGCTGTCCGTAAAACTGACCCTTGCCGGGGCTACCTGCCCGCTGGGCAAGTGGCAGCCCGTAGAGGGCACAGGCGCGAGCCTGGGCACCGTGGCCGAGGCCATCACCGGCGTGGCCAGTAGCGTGGTGGATACAGCCAAGCGGCTGCTGGGCTAGCGGAAGTGCCGTGGCTGGGGAAGCACGAAGCGTTCGTATGCATTCCACAGCAGCATCCCAGTTACCAGCAAGCCGATGGCAATCGCAGTCCACTTCAGCATCGTTCGCGTGCGCGCGTAAGACGCGGAGCGTTCAGCCTGTTCCATTGCTTCGATTGCTTCGCCGCGGGCGGCAAGGTTGGCGCGCGTGCGTTCGCGTTCCTCCGCCCAAATCTTGCGCCGCTCCGCTTCGCTCAAACCGCCATCTTCCTGAACCGTTGCCATGTTGAATCCTCCGGTTGAGCGTGCACGATAGTGATTTTGATATGCGGCTACAACCTGCACAATTTGCAGCGTTTTTGCCACTTGAGTGATGGTGTGCATAACTTGCCGAGTCACCAAACCTAGTTACGGAACGCACTAGGTTTCACGGAATGCGCGTCCGGGTCATTTTTGAAATCGATTTGGGTGATACCGTAAAGGCGGAGCCATGCGTGGAGAATCATCGTGCAACCTCACCCCCCCCCCCCCCCCGTTTTTAGCGTAAAAACAGGGGTAGACCTACTTCAGCAGGTAGACGCGTGGATCGTGGCCACGCGCGAGCTTGACGGGCAAGCGGAATACCATGTCCGCCAGGCTGCGCGCTGGGTGCGGGATTGGCTGGAGCATGTGAAGTCGCACGCGGCGGAGATTTCCCCCGCTTCCTGCATTGAATGGCTGCGCGACATGACCCGCGGCGGCACGCTTGCCCCGCAAACCATTCGGAACCGAATGAGCGCCTGCCGCCGCTTTGCGGGCTGGATGCTGATCCAAGGGCTAATCGAATCCAACCCGTGGGCGCATGTGCCAGGGCCGCGCGGCCGGGCTGGTCAGGGACGGGACGCGTTCACCGATGCCGAGGTTCAGCGGCTAATCGACCACGCCACCCAGCAGATCACCGAGGGCGCATCCCCCGCCATCCGGGCCAGCGCGCGCAACCGCGCCTACCTGTACCGGCTGCTATCGCTAACCGGCATCCGGCGCGGCGAGGCACACGCGCAGTTGTGGAGCGACATTGACCTAGAGGCCGGGACAATGGTGGTAAGCCTGGACAAAGCGCGCCGCCGGGATCACATCCCGCTTTCCCACGCGGCGGTTGAACTGCTGCGCGAGATGCGGAAGGCCAAGACCGGGCCCAAGGTCTTCGCCCGAACCGTGTCCTACAAGGGGCTGGCCACGGATTTGAAGGGGGCGGGGATGTCCGGCAGGTACGGGTTTCACTCGTTCCGCTGCGGCTACATCACCGAGAGTTTTGAGAATGGCACCCCGCCGGAACTGATTCAACGCCTTGTGCGCCACCGGGATATATCGCAGACGCACCGTTACATCCGGCACCGGGAACCCCGGCTACGCGAGGCCGCAGAAAGCCGCGGCGGAAAAATATCTAAAAACTCTCCCATGAAAACTAGTGCGGTCGATAGGTTACCCACGGATTCAACGATGGCCATGAGCGCACCTATCAATGCGAACACTTCGGCGACCAGCTCGCGCCTCGCGCCAATGGCCGTTGAATCCACCACGCGGGCTGGTCTTCGATGTGTTCGCAGTCGCTCCATCAACACAGTTGCAGTAGGCGCTACAGGATTCGAACCTGTGAGCCTACCCACCCGTGCGGAGCGGCTATTAGCCGCTGCCTTATTGCTTACCCAGCACGCGTACCCCGAGGGGGCGTTGGTGCTGATGCATGAGGCGCAATTGCTGCTGACGCAGCAGGAGCCATCGCATGGATCGCAATCGCTACGGGAAGATCGTTGAGGACATCGGGCTAGCAATTCAAAGCCTGAACGCTGGTGGATGTGCGCAGGATGCGGAGTGGGTGCGCCTTGTGTCCATGCACAAGCTGTATGCGCTCACCAAGGCGCTTGACGAGTTCCCCACCCCTATCCACCCCGTGGCCATCCTTGCGGCCGCGCACATCGTGATGCAGCAGGAGCGCCGGAAGGATCGCGCGCCGCTCGTGTCGCTGGGCCAGGGGGACTATCGCCGAGACATTTCCGAGGATGAGGTTGAGCCTGCACCGGAGGTGCCGCTTCTGACCCGTGGCGTTCGCGTCATCCGTTCGCTTGCGGGAGGTGGCCGATGAGCCTTGTTGAAGTTGCCGAGGTGCTGGGCTGCGATCCCAAGACCGTTTGGTACCACGAGCAGAAGGCGCTTGCGAAGCTGCGCGAAGCGATCACGCGCGAGCGTGAGTTGTTGGCGCTGGCCGAGGAGGTGCGCTGTGGCCGCTAACACCTTCGCCCTTGGAGTTCGTGAACACATTCCCGCTGCGGACTACCACGCGGTGCCTGCGCTGTCCTCCACCTTTATGAAGGCGATGCTTGCCCGCTCGCCGCTTCACGCTCGCTACCAAATGGAGAATGGCGAGAGCAATGACGCGATGAACATGGGCACCGCTGTGCATACCGCGATCCTCACCCCGGACATGTACGAAGCCGAGGTGGCGGTAGCGCCCAAGTGTGACAAGCGCACTACCGCAGGCAAGGCCGAGTTCCGCGCGTTCGAAGTCCTGAACGGGCACAAGTTGATCCTTGATGCCAGCCAGGGCGAGGCGGTGGCGGGCATGGTTGCCGCGGTTCACGCTTCGAATTCGTGCCGCGCCATGCTCGAGATGGCTACCCAGCGTGAACTTTCCGTGTTTGCGGAAGACCCGCACACAGGCACACAGTTGAAGGCGCGGCTGGATGGGTATGACCCCGCCACCGGCTGGGTGATCGACCTGAAGACCTGCCGCGACGCGTCCTACCCCGGTTTCAAATCCGCCCTATGGAACCTTGGCTACGGGTTGCAGGCCGCGTTCTATCGACGCGTGGCGCGCATCGCGGGGCTCAATGTGAGCGGGTTTGCGTTCCTGTGCGTCGAGAACACCGCGCCCCACGGCGTGGCCGTGTACGCGATGGACGATTCCGACATGGACTTTTTTGAAGCGGACATGCGGCGGCTGATCGCGGACTACAAGGTGTGCCGCGAAACCGAGACATGGCCCGGCTACCCGGATCGCATCGAACGCATCGGGCTTGCGAATTGGGCGCGCCGCCAACTTGAGGAAGGGCTTGCACGATGAGTGACCTAGCAACCGTTCCCAACGCGGCGCACATCGAACGCGTGATCGAACAGGTGATGCCCCGCAACGCAAGCCAGGTGGATCGAATGGCGCTGGCGGCCATGATGAAGACCTACGGCCTTGATCCGCTTCGGCGCGAGGTTTACCCGCTTGCCTTTGGCGGCCGCCTGTGCCTGTATGTCTCCATCGACGGGTGGCGCAGGCTGGCCCGTGAATCGGGGCGCTACCGCTCCGGCGTGTGTACTTATCACAAAGATGCAAGCGGAAGTATCGATTCCTGCACATTCAAAGTAGTCACCACGGAAGGCGGGGAGTTTGAGTTCACCTGCTGGCTTTCGGAGTTCAAGGGATCAAGCCCAAACTGGCGCACCCAGCCGCTGCACATGCTGCGAACGCGCGCCGAAGCGCATTGCCTGAAAGCCGCTTTCGGGTTCAGCGGTGCCACCGAGGGCGATGAGGAACTAGCCGAAGCCACCACCGTGGTGGAGGCAGATAGCGCGCTGGCCGCGCTGAATGCCCGTGTGAGCCAATCCGCGGAGCGAACGACGGTATCGCTTCCCAGCGCATCGGCGGTGGTGGTGGAGCAGCCACCGCCGCCGAGCGCGCCGGATCGCATCCAGCAGCTAGCCGAATCCATCGCCGAGAAAGCCAAATCGGTTGGCATCCGATGGAGCGCAAAGCAGGCGGTGACCGCGGCAAGAAAGACCGTTGACGCGGGAACTGATCCATCCGAGGTGGATGGGTTGATTTTGAAGGCACTTCAACAGCAGGCCGAGCGCCTGGAGAAAGGTTCGGAGCAATGATCGATCTCATTCACGGAAGCAGCGAGGACAAGGCACGCAAGTCGAGCGGCGCGGGCGGCCCTTGCCCCGAGGGCACCTACACCGCCACGATCAGCAAGGCGGAAGGGCGCGAAAGCCCATTCGAAAACATGAAGACTCCCGACAACCCACGCGGGCTGGTGGTTTCCCTGTGGTTCGACATTGAAACCGGTGGGCAGCGGTACCGCGTGTTTGAGGATGTGGCGGTGACCCGCATTATGCGCCTGAACGAACTGTTGGATGCGTGCATGTTGCCGCACATCGACAAGGCCACCCAGCGGTTCGAAGAAGCGAACTTGGAAGGGCGCGAAATCCTGTTGCGCGTGTGGCACTCGCAGAATGGCAAGGCCAAGGCGGGCGATTACATCCGCCCCACCCAGCAGCGCAGCACGGCCGCGGCGGCCAAGCCATCGCGCAAGGCTGTGCAGCCCGGCGCGGATGGGATTCCTTTTTAACGATCCCCCGGAAAGGCCGGGGCGGTTGAGTTACCGCCGCCCTGGCTAATTGGGGCAACACTTCTCAACATCTGTAGCGGATTTGATCCGCGGCAAGGATGCCGATGGTTACGGTGGAACTTACCGACGCGGAAATCGAACTATGCGAGCGCGTGGCCGAGGCGCGCATGGCGTTTGGTGCAGCGAATGGGCTGAACCACGCGTGCATCATGGATCGGATTTTCACCGAGCGCGAGCAACATGAGTTTGGCGGCGCTGCTGGGGAACTAGCGGTAGCCAAGTGGTTTGGCGTGCGCGGCTATGAACCATCTGTGCAGTATGTGAAGGGCGCAGTAGATGTGGAGCCGGACATTGAGGTGCGTTCCACCGGCTGGATGAACGGGCAACTGGTGGTGCGTCCACGCGATCACGGCGATAGGCGCTATGTGCTGGCCATCACCAGCCTCACCAAGAGCTACGGCCAGGTGAGGCTTGCCGGGTGGATGTGGGGCCACGAGGCGCGGCAAGATGAGTTCCTGCAAACCTATTACAACCAGCCGGAGCATTGGGTACCGCGTGACGCGTTGAACCCGATGCACACCATGCAAAGGGAATCGAATGGAACCGTATGACGCGCTGTTGCGCGATTTGCAGCGTGTATGCACCAAGCCCCACGGGCTGATTGCCCGCGCCATCGCGGCCATTGCGACCTTGCGCGAGCAAGCGAAAACATGGGAAGAGCGCGCCGATTACCTGCGCGAGCGGTGCGAGGATTTCAGGAAGCGGAACGACTACCTAGAGCGCGTGCAAACGGATCGGAACGACGATCAGAAGACCGCGCAGATTCGCCAAGAGATGTCGGAATTGCGTGCTGATCGTGATGCCTTGCGCCGAACGCTTTCGCGCATGTACATCGATCCCAATGCGTTTGCAGCTTCGAAGGGTTGGGATTGCTTTGGGGAAGCCAAGTGACCACCACCGATGCCGCCGCGGCCGCGATTGAGTCCGCCTACCAACTGCTGGGCCTGATCTTCGAAGCGAATGACCTGATCGAGTTCCGCACCATCGGCGGCGCTGGTGGGCTGCGCGATTGGGTGCCGCAGGCGAAAGCGTCGAGAGTGATCGCGCAGCTTGCCGCGACGGTGGCGAAGGGCCAGCATGTGTATTTCGGGGCCAACCCGCGAAGCGGGCGCGGCGGCAAGGCCACGGATGTGGCGTTGGCAAGGTGCCTGTTTGCAGACTTCGATGGCGGCACCACGGTTGAGCAAGCACGCCTGGCGTGGCGTGAGGCGAACATCCCCGAACCCACGGTGGTGGTGAAGACGGGCGGCGGAATCCACGCTTGGTGGCGGCTGGCGGAACCCATGACGGATTTGGCCGAGTGGACGCGCTACCAAAAAGCATTGGCCCACCGGCTGGGTTCCGATTCCAGCGTGACCGATGCGCCGCGGGTGATGCGCGTGCCTGGCTTCCACAACTGGAAGTACCCCGAGCAACCGCTTTGCGTGGTGCATGAGAGCGAAGCGGATCACATTTGGACGCTAGACGAGTTCCCCGGCCCGCAGGATGGCGGGACGGTGTTGATGCCCCCAGCGGCCACACCGGCGGCCGGATCGCTTTCAGACCTTTCTAGGCGCTTCCTTGAGGAAGGGTTCATCATGCGCCAGGGCAGGCGCACCACCGTCTTTACGGTGGCCTGTGACATGAAGGCGCGTGGGTGGAGCATCGCCGAGGCCGGGCCGCGGATCATGGCGCGGGCGGCCACGCTGGGGCTCACCGCCGATGAACTGATCGACCTGAACCAGCGGCAGATACCCAACGCTTTTGCCGCCGAGCGGAAGGCCGTAAGCGGCCCCGCAGAGGCTGTGCAGGCCGTGGAGCCCCCGCCAGCCGCCCCGGCGGCACGGTTGCAGCCTGTGCCCATCTGCGCCCTCGTGGCGAGGTGCCCGGAAATGCGGCGGCCCATTATTGATGGGCTGTTGCGGTCTTCGGAAACCTTGAACCTGATCTCAAGTCCGAAGATGGGCAAGAGTTTTCTTGTCAACCAACTTGCCATATGCGTTGCCAGGGGCGAACCGTGGATGGGGTTCAGCATCCCGCAGGCGGGGCGCGTGCTGATCGTGGATAACGAGTTGCACCCCGAAACGAGCGCGGATCGCATCCCGAAGCTGTGCGCCGCGCAGGGCATCCCGTTTGAGTCGCTGGCGGATCGGCTCGACATCCTGAACCTACGCGGTGACCTAGTGGATTTTGACGGGCTGGGCGCGCGCCTGTTCGACCATTGCGCGGCCGGGCAATACACCGTGGTGATCCTCGACGCGTTCTACCGCTTCCTGCCAGCGCGCACGGATGAAAACGATAACGGGAGCATGGCGCGCATCTACAACCAAGTGGATAAGTGGGCGCGCACGCTGGATTGCGCGTTCGTGATGATTCACCACACCAGCAAGGGCGATCAAGCCGGTAAGGGTGTGACCGATGTGGGCGCGGGTGCTGGTTCGATGAGCCGCGCCGCTGATAGCCACTTGATCCTTCGCCACCACCGCGAGGAAGGGCATGTGGTGCTAGACGCGGCGGTGCGTTCGTTCGCCCCCATCGAACCGCGTGTGCTGCGCTGGGCTTATCCCCTGTTCCACATGGCCCCGCACCTTGACCCCAAGGATTTGGCCAAGCCAGGCAAGAAGGATGCAGACGATGACGGGTGGAGCGCGCAACGGTTCGTGGAGGAGTGTTTCAGGGTTGAGACGAAGCAGGCCAACGGTGCCACGGTTTGGCTTGATCGTGAGGCCATGAGCGGCGCGGAGCTGCGGGCCACGGCCGAGGCCATGAAGCTGACCAAGGGCCGCGCCGAGAGCCTGCGAACTCTGGCGCTGGGTAGCGGGTTGATTGAGAAGCAGGGCAGCACAAAGGGTGTGGTGTGGGTGCGCCGAACCCACCCCGCCGCCGTGAATAATTCAAACGGAGACGCGTAACAG